CCATCCCACCAGCCACCCTCGTTGGCGTAGGCGGTGGTTTCGCGGTTGATACCGGGCCGGAATACGAGCTTCGTGAGTGCCATGACAGTCTCCTGTTGACGGAGATACTACATCACCCGAGCAGCTTAGCCAATGTCTTCGGACCAGCAACGCCGTCGGCAGTGAGGCCATTCTTCGCCTGCCACTCCTTCACCACGTTCGAAGTCCAAAACCCATAGATACCGTCGGCAGGGTCGATGCCCAGCTTCTCCTGAACTTGCTTCACCAGCGCGCCAGTGCTGCCGCGTTTCAGGGTCTCGTTCCCAGCGGCCGCAGGGGCCGAGGTCGGAGCAGCTTGGGCCGGGGCCGGAGCGGAGACCTTCCCGCCCAGCGCAGCCATGGCCTTGGCGTACCGCGCCTGACGGTCTGCGAGGCCAATGTCGCCGCCATTGATGATCTTGGTCAGCTTCACCACGTCGCCCGTGTCTGCTACGTCGTTCAGGTTGCGGCTACCCCAGAACCACAGCGCGCTTTCCAGTGCGCCCTTTTTGGTCAAGAGGTACACGGCAGCTTCCTCGGCAGTCATGCCAACGGTCTTGCCAAAGGCCGACACGTTGCTACGGCCCGTGCATTGCTTCAGACCTTTTCCAGAAAAAAGCCAGCCGTCCCCCTCCTTCACATTGCCTAAAGCGCCTGCCTTGGAACGGTTCTTGTCCATGTACACATAGTTGGCGATCTTCTCAGGCTTGCCAGCGTACTCGGCGGCGTTCTCCTTGCCGGGGCCAAAGTAGCGCGGGAACACCTTCAGGAGGGTGGCCTCCTTGTAGTTCAGGTTCTCCTGCAAGACCCGGAAGTCAGAGCTCTCATGGGCGCACTGGCTGATGAAGCCAGCGATGCGCTTGTCGGTGGTGATGCCGTACTTCGGCAGCATCTCATTAAGAGCCGCGCACCACTCGCCGACTTCTTTATTCGTTGGGATCATCACGGCCAATTGGGCTTCGGTAATGAGGCTCATTTAGTTTCTCCTATTCGCACCAAGACTGCTTGGCATCACCTTTGTAGTGCCGGGCCAGCCCGGCGGAGACGAGACTTTCGGCTAGGCTCTGGTGGTCTAGGTAGACCTCGCCAAGCACACGGCCGCCGTACTTGTCCCACTTGAGGATTTTGATATCGACCTCAAGGGCGTTGGCCACGGCGTTCTTCGTGAAGGCGCTGGCCTTCTTCGCAAGGGCCGCCTCCGCATCGCATTGAGCGCGAGGGGCTTTCTCGGGGGTGTCGATGCCCATGACCCGGATAGACAGCTTCGGCGGCAGAGGCTCGGGCAGGAAGTCCACCGCGATCTCGACCGTATCGCCATCGATCACTCGGGTGATCTCATATGGTGCTGCCAGCGCAGGGCTTGCCGACATGAGCAGGGCAACGAGCCACCTCATTTCTTGGGTCTCTTGATCGGCACCTTCTTGGTGACGGCGTCCAGCACGGCTTCCTTTGCCATGTCCTTGCCCATCCCGCCGAGCAGGTCACCCACATTACCCGTGGCCGCAACCTTGATTGCGCTCTCCACCGGGTCAGGCAAGTTGACCTTGTCCAGCACTGCGTCTACGGCCTTTTCCTTGAGCTTGCGGCCAACAAGCATTCCGACGATGCGACCGATCATTCGGTGTACTCCTGTGTCGGCGGCTCATCGTTGCCGCCCTTGTTGCGATTGTTCCCCGCAGCCATCACGCCACCGAGAGCGCCCACGATAAACGAGGCGATGGGGGTAAGCAGCTCGAAGAACTTGCGGTCGTTCTCGGAGCTTTCGCCCAGAGGCTGGGTCACGAAGACGAGGCTGTAAAGGATGGTGAAGATGGTGCCTGCCAAAATCACCACCAAGGCGCAGCCGATGAAGTAGCGCAGCTTGGCTTCCATCATTTCCGGGTTATTCTTGCTCATTGCGAGTCTCCTGTCAGATCGGTGGCACACATACCGGTGCGAAGGCAAATCGGCGGGGTGCACTCAAGCGCAGCCCAGTTCGCGGGGTCTTGGCAGGGGTAGCGGTAGAAACCGTCCCCGCTGACCCAGAAGATCGCGGCGACGGCGGCGAGGAACGCTCCCCAGACTAAGGCTTCCATCTTCATCATTGCATGGGATTCCTTATCAGATCGTCCATAGCTTTCCACAAGTCTTCGATCTCGGCGTCGTATTTCTCCAGCTTCCCGGCGATGCCGCTGGTCACACTGTCCGACTTCTCGACCATAGACCTCAAGTCCATCAGCTCTTTTTGCTGCTCGAGGATCGTACCCATCTGGGTGCTGATCGCGCTGAGCTTCGGAGCAAGTCCACGGACATCGTTGTCCTGTATCGCTTGCTCGAGGGTCTGGACGCGGCTCTCGACACCCAAAACCCCATCGACGCTTTCCTCCACAGCCCAGAAACGATTGACGGTGTCGTAGCCAACGTACACCGTACCGCTGATGCCGGACAAGACAGGAAGGGCGGCGGCGAGCCACCAGCCCTTTATGTCGAAGCCCGCGATTCTCAGGCCGTTGGTTTCAGCGTCGTCGCTCACGAGCCGTAGCCCGCTGCGTAGACCTCTGCCAGCGTCACAGTGTTGCTGCCGAGGAAGCCTTGGAAGCCGATCCCGAAGGCGTTGGCGGCGCTGATGTTGATGATGTCGGCCGTAGCACTGTAGGCCACCGTGGCCCCGTACAGGCTGGTGTTGGCGTTGGCGGCGTAGCTGTCGGTCGCTCCGGTCAGGGATGCGTTGCGGGAAGCCGCCAAGAAGGCACCCGCGTCGCGGGCGTAGGTCTGCACAGCACCAAGAGCCGAGTTGTAGTTGCTCACGTCGGCAGCGCTGATGGTCATGTCGTTACTGCTCAGGACAGATTGAAAGGCCATCTGCTCGGTCACGGTGTCCGCGTTCGCAGCCATGTTTGCCACGGCCTGAACCTCCATCAAAACCGCAGTCGCGGCAACGAGGTTATCGACAGCCGAATCGAGATTGACCATCGCCTGTTCGTGCTGATCCTGAAACAACATCTCGGCGTTGTAGTACGTCGCGTCGATCACCCCCTGAATGTCGGAGTTGTAGTCGAGACGCATCTGCTCGGTGATGGTCGCGTCCTGCATAATGCCCGGTGCGAGGATGTCACCTTGGCCCGCACTGTAGACCGCTCCGACCGTCAAGTCTTGAGAGGCCGCAAGCTGGTCAAGGATCGCTTGCGCCGACCCCTGAAGGTTCGTCATCGTTGGCTCGGCGTGAGCGACGGAAGCGCTCAGACAGAGTAGGGCCGCTGTTTTCTTGAGGCAGAACATCGGGCAACTCCTCATTCATGAGTAGGAAGGCGTCCCAGAACGCCTGATCTTCGACGTATCCTACCACATAATTATACGGGTCGTCACGCATTGCGAGATACCCTTCCCTGCCAACGAGCAACTTCCCTGTAGCAATCGAGTAGATGGGGCAAGGGGTGCTGGCAAGCGCCATCGCCTTGAAGATTTCTGGGCTGTCGCACATGACCGAGATGCCGGAGACCTGCAGGCCGAGGCCACCGCTTTCCTGCGGAGTGCCTAAGAGGCGCGCATCCTTGCGGCGGTTGCACTCTGGGTCTTGAACCATGCTACCCTTGGCTCGGCCAAAGATGCTGATCTGGTAGGCGCTCTGCTCTGGGATGAGGCAGCTATCGTTACCACCACCACCCATGACTGTCGGCGCTGCGGCAGTCGGAACGGGGGTAGAGAACGGCGAAGAGCCTGCACCATTATAGTTCCTCGTCTCGCTGGTGGAGACGTTATTGCTATCGATGGTAGAGTTGGTGTTGCCGCTGTTGGTATTCAGATCGCCCGTGACTTGAGCGTCGGCCGCTGTCGTCAGTAGACAGAGCAGAGCGCACCCATAACGTCCCGCGTCTCGCCAGAGCAAAGCAGTTCGTTGGCCGCGTCTCCGTGCGCCATGTAATACAGGGTCTCTGCGTTCTGCCGAATTTCGCACTGTCGGTCACCTTTCGGGCAGGCAGTGGTGTAGGCCACCGAAGACACAGTAACAGGGCCGCATCCGGCGACCAAGAGGACAAGGGCAAGTCTCATTTGGCAAGGCTCCGCAGTAGGGAGTCGATCTTTTGGTCGAGGTTGTCGATCCGAGCAATGAGCATATTGATGCTGGACTGCACGTCGGTCTTGGTGACGTAGTCCCGAGCCATCTCTTCGCGGGTGCGATTGAGCAGAATCTGCAGCCGCTGAACCTCGTCGGAATGGCCTTTGAGAACCCAGCCCACGAGGGCGAGGATGGCTGACAGGCCTGCGCTCCAGAGCATCTCGGTGGTCATGGCTTACTCCGGTTTTGCGGGCCAAGTTACGGTGTCCGGGAAACCCGGCTGCGCCGTGACGTCGCGAAGCGCCTGTCGGTAGGCAGCCATCTCCGGGCTCATGGTCACATCAGACAGCGCCGCCCAGTCGGTGGCGGCCAGAAGACGGTCGCGCTCAAAGCGAATGCCCGAGGCCCGAGAAGCGGTGCGCTCGGCGACCTGCTCCGCTGAAAGCGGACGAACAGAGGGGGCGTACACCCAAGCCCCACCAACAAAGGTGGGGACGGGGGCGTATTCTACGAAATGGGTCTCCGGATCGTGGGCCGGGGCCGGGGGAGTCTTGACCTCGTACACGCCGTACTCGGCCAGCACCTCGTCGGGGATGGTCCTCGGGAAGCTGGTGTTGGGGTTGTCACGGCGAAGCGCACCCACGCTGTAGGGGTACTGGACGATTGCGCCGTTTGTGGCCTTGACGAACATTGTGTATCCTTTCTGTTCGTTGGACGGATTACGCTTCGACCTGCTGCCGGATGACCTCGAGCATGATCTTTGCCTTCTTCTGCTCTAGCTTCTCGGAGGCGAGCAGGCCACGGAGCTGCGTGGAGAACTCGGAGAGCTCGGCTTGTTCTTCTTGCGACAACTTTGCGATCTCGTTCAACGCAATCGTGTAGTTGTCGATGTTGATCTGGTAGTGCATGACCTCCTGCACTCGAGCCTCGAGCGACATCTGCAGGATTTCTTCACGGGTCTTAGGTGCTTCGGTATTTTCCACGGATTTCCTCTTTCTGTGGTTAGACTTGAGTTCGACCAAAGGCTACGCCAAAGCCCTCTAAGTTTGGAAGGGTGGCCGGGTTAGCGTATTTCGTCCCAAAACCCCCGCCGGAGACGCGAGGCCACACGGAGATAAAAGGCGTCGTAGCATGTGATACAGCTATGTCGAAGCCGTTAGTGCTAAAAGCCACGGCTCGCCCGCTCCCCGTTGTGGGGGTTGAGGGGGCTGCGTATCTAGCCCCGAACCCAGCGCTTGACCAAGGATAGGCGTTAACTCCAGTAAACGGGGCTGAGGGGTGACTGATGGACAGGGCAACGGCCGAACCATCAGGGCTGAAAGCTACGCCAGTGCCGGTATCAAGGGGCAGTGTTGTCGGATTGGTGTACTTAGTGCCAAACCCCGAACCGGACCAAGGGTAGGCCGTGATGTAAGGGGAAGTGGGATGCGCTACGGCGATTGCCGAGCCGTCGGGGCTGAACGCCACGCCGTTCCCCTGTCCTGTTGGTTGGGTGGCCGGGTTGGCGTACTTAGTCCCAAACCCGGAACCGGACCAAGGGTAGGCCGTGACAAAGACGTTGGTCCCATGAGCAACCGCAACCGCCGAGCCGTCGGGGCTGAACGCCACGCTTCGCGCGTCTCCGTTTGGAAGGGTGGCGGGGTTGGAAAACTTAGACCCAAATCCAGAACCTGACCAAGAATACGCCGAAATGAATGGAGTGGTGCTGTGAGCAAAGGCAATAGCCGTCTCGTCTGGGCTGAAGGCCGCGCCTTGGCTAGTCCCGGGCAGGGGCGTAGCTGGATCGGCATACTTAGCTCCAAACCCAGAACCTGACCAAGGGTAGGCCGTGAGGTTTCCCGCCATAACAATTGCCGAGCCGCTAGGGCTGAAGGTGACGCCAAGCCCGAGACCAGCAGGCAGTGTTGCGGGGTTGGTATACTTGGCCCCGAACCCGGAGCTTGACCAAGGGTAGACCGTGAGGTACGGGGTGCCGTTGTGAGCTACGGCTATATACTCATTGTACGCGGGCCGTGGATCGCCGACCGTGGAAAAGTCCACTGCGTTTGCATCGATAGCAGGCAGCGAGGCCGGGTTGGCATACTTAGTGCCGAACCCGGAGCCGGACCAAGGGTAGGCCGTGACGAAGGGGGTCGTGTTGTGAGTTACGGCAATTGCGGAACCGTCAGGGCTAAAGGCCACCTCTTGCCCGCCTGATGCTGGAAGGGTGGCCGGGTTGGCGTACTTGGTCCCAAACCCAGAGCCGGACCAAGGATAGGCCGAGACGAAGGGGGTCGTGTTGTGAGCTACGGCAATTGCGGAACCGTCAGGGCTGAAGGCCACGTCGTTCCCTTGCCCGGCCGGGAGCGTGGCCGGATTGGAAAACTTAGTCCCAAACCCGGAACCCGACCAAGGGTAAGCCGTGACGAAGGGGGTCGTGGGGTGAGCTACGGCAACTGCCAAACCGTCGGGGCTGAAAGCAACACCAGTCACAATATTTGGTGGAAGAGTGGCCGGGTCAGTAAACTTAGACCCAAACCCAGAACCGGACCAAGGGTAAGCCGTGACAAAGGGGGTGATGTTGTGGCCAATCACGACCGCGGAATTGTCGGGGCTGAAATCCACATCAAACCCAGTCCCCGTCGGAAGTGTGGCGGGGTTGGCGTACTTAGTCCCAAACCCGGCCCCGGACCAAGGGTAGGCCGTGACGAACGGGGTCGTGAAATGGCTCACGGCAATTGCCGAACCGTCGGGGCTGAACGCCAAGCCCCGCCCGCTCCCCGTCGGAAGTGTGGCGGGGTTAGAAAACCTAGTTCCAAACCCAGAGTCGGACCAAGGGTAAGCCGAAACGAAGGGGCTACTATCTTGAGCAACCGCGATTGCCGTTCCCTCGGGGTGGAACTTCACGCCAAACACAGCCGACGTTGGTAGAGAGGTTGGGCTGCTGTAGAGCCCGCCAAAGCCCGTGCTGCTGCTCCACGAATAGGCAAGCACGTTAGGCCAAGCGCTGATACCCAAGGCAATAGCCTTTGTCTGTGTGCCCCCAGACGTAGCACTAAGAAGCTTTCCACCAATCATTATGCGTCACCCACCCGAGCGCCGTAGACCTGACCACCGACCTTGAAGAGGACCATAATGGTATAGCCCGTCGTGTTCAATGTCGGAGCGGTGCCGCCGTCGGTTTTCCACACCACGCCAGTTCCGCCAAAAGTCGCGTCGGTCCACGTCAGGGTGTAGGCCGAGCCATCGTCCACCATAAACGTCACCGACTCGCCGTTGGCAAAGTTGGTCGCTTTTGGAGTGCGGCTGGCACCAAGAGCAATGAGCTGAATGGTCCCGTTGCCGGGGTCGATCTCAAAAGCCGGGGCGTCGGTGATCGAGAAGATGTCTTCCAGAATCGCGCCAGTGATGACCGGGTCGACCAGCGTCTTGTTGGTCAGGGTGTCCGGGTCGTTCGCGGTCACGATGCTCAGGAAGGAGAGCTGGCCGGAGCCGTTGGTCACCAAGGCCTGATCATTTGTTCCGTCTGATGCAGGCAACGTCAGCGTGAAACTGGTGGAAATCATGCCGGGGGCCTGAAGCGCAATGTACTGGCCGCCCGTCGTGTCCTGCAGGCGGAGGTCGCCTTCCGCGGTGATGTCCACCTGCCCCACGGAAACAGCGGCAAAAGTGGGGCTATCCCCGGTTCCGACGCCGAGGTTCGTGCGCGCGGTACTGGCGTTTGATGCGCCAGTACCACCATCTGCAACGGCTAGGTCGGTGATCCCCGTGATCGACCCGCCCGTGATGTTGACGCTAGACATGGCGAAGTCGGCAGTGAGGTCTACAACCGCGGCCCCTGCGCCAGCGCCGTCGCTGTACACGATCTTCGTGTCGCCGTTAGCTACAGTGACGTTGCCCCCCGAACCTTGGGTCAGGACCACGCTTTGCCCGGAAGAGTTCCTGACGATGTAGAGGTGCTGTCCGTCGTTGGGCGAGATCGTCACCGTGTTGGTGCCGCTTGGGCTTCCTCCAAACACCAGAACCGCAAACTGTCCGTCCGAAAGAACCCCGTCAGAGGTGGTCAGGGTGTGGGTCGTTCCTGAAAGCGTGATGGCCCCGACGCCATTCACCAAGCGGTCGATGATCGACAGGTTGGTGTTGGTCGTGGTGCCCCAAGTTCCGGACTGTTCGCCGTTCGCAATGAGCTCAATGCCGCTGTTCGCCGTATACGTGCTGGCCATATCGCCTCCTTACGCCGCGATGTTTGTCCAAATGGTGGGTGGTGCTGGCTCCACCTCGGTCCATGAATTTATAGCATCTGTATCGACCTCCGTCCACGTCGAACCGGGGGAGGGAGAAAGAGCGCTCCAAGTGGTGGGCGGTGCCGGGTTGATCGGGTCCCAGTCGGCCTCCGGGACAGGGATGATCTGGCCCCAGATGAAGACGGTCCCGACGCGGCCAGTGGCAGAGACGCCCGTAACAAGGACCGCAGAAGCGACAGAGACTGTGCCGACGGCCCCGGTCGCGGACACCCCGGTAGGGAGGACCACAACCGGGCTGAAGACGGACGCAGTGCCCACCTGCCCCGTACCTTCGACCCCGGTCACCGCAACGCCTGTGGCAGCGTCTACGGTAACCGAGCCGAGAGCTGCGGTCGCGGAAACGCCCGTGACGACAACAATGGAAGCCGAACCTGCGGTGACCGTTCCGACGGAGCCCGTGGCAAAGTACGAGGGGGCGGCGGAGCCCCACCCACCTCGGCTCCATGGCCCAGCGCCCCAGCCAGCGCCAAGGATTGAAACAACCGCAGAGGCTTCCAGAGCAACCGTTCCGACAGCTCCGCTGGCGGAGACGCCCACGACTGGAACATCAATGGAGCTCGCCGCCGCAACAGTCCCGACCTCTCCAGTGGCGGAGACGCCCGTGACGGGGACGATAGATGAGGTCGCTACCGCGACAGTCCCGACCTCTCCAGTGGCAAAAACGCCTGTGGGAGAGACGACGGCGGAGCCCTGTACGGCGACCGTCCCAACGGCTCCGGTGGCAAAAACGCCTGTGACGTCTACGACTGTGACTGGGCCGGAGCTGGGCCGCTCGCTCGAGCTGAACGGAGCAGATGACAGCGGATAAAAACCTAGCATCCGGCACCTCCGTTAGATTAAGCCAGCTCGACCCGCCTGTAGTCTAGCACAGGGGGTGGTTACGCGACAGGGGCATCCTCTTGAACGACCGTCCAGACATCCCGGACGACCCCGTCCTGAATCTCGTAGCGGCATTCTGCGCTGACGATGATCTTTCCCTCGTCCGCTCTGGGGCACTGGACCCGCTCAAACGGCATGAACTGCGGCGGGAGATTATCCAAGTCTACGAACGGGAAGGCCGCCCGCATGTTCGACTCGATAAGCGGGTGCTCAAACGGAACCCCGTCCAGCATGCGGATAAACAGGCGCATTACAGGTCCCCCGTGTTTGTTGCCGGGAAGGCCCTGCCCGGACCGTAGATTATCCGCACCGCACCGCCCGCACCGTTCGTGATTTCGTTTATGTTCACGTCGGAGCCCGCAGCGCCGCCGCCGTAGTTGCCCGGGCGCGAGGGGTTGCCCGAAGAGTAGAACTGGGTGTTAACAGCGCCTTGCGTTGCGTTGCCACCACCGGAACCGCCAAGACCGCCAGAAGCGTCTCCGGTTGAGGTAGCCCCGGCCGCACCATTCGCCCCTTCTCCCAAGATGCCAACACCACCACCAGCACCCGCGGTGCTGGTGGCACCGGCACGGCCGCCGCCGCCACCACCACCACCCGCGCCAGCGGTAGCGTTCGTGCCAGCCGTCAGCGCTGCGTTACCACCAGCCCCGGAGTATCCTCCAGCGCCACCCCCGCCCTGTGCGATGGAGGCAGAGGCACCCCTGCCGCCTGTGCCTCCGTTACCGCCGCCATCCCCAACATAGGTCCCACCCACGTTAAGCGTTGGGCCGGTGATTGAGTCTGCGCGTCCGCCCCCATTACCTGCAACTGTCGCAGCTGAGACAAAGGAGCTAGCTCCCCCGTTTGTGGTGCTGCCTACAGTGGCTGATGAAGTCCCTCCGGTCCCCACCACAACGGTATAAGAAGTCCCCAGAGCGACCGGAATGTTGTTCTTCCAGCCGAGGCCCCCGCCCCCGCCACCACAGCCACCACTGGTCGAAGCGGTTCCACCGCCACCGCCACCGACAGCCACTACATTAACCTCGGGGACGAACGACGGGGCGACCCAAGAGTAGGTCCCGGGAGTTGTGTATGCGTCTTGCCCTGTTGCGAGAAACCAGTTGTTGTACTCGGCCATAGTGAAAACACCCCCCGCAGTCCGGTCCAAGGGGTTGTCGGCGGAGTTAATTTTCGTAGAGATAAAGCCGCCCGGCATTCTCGTCATGACAAGGCCTCAAGAGATTTGTTCGTATGAGCAAACCACCTTGAGGTCGTTCGCTACGCTTGCCGTCGCGCCAATCGACCGATCCTCCTCGAGGTAGATCGAGTTGTTCTTATCGATCACGATAAGAGAAGTTCTGGCGGGGATGGTGATAGTGTTCGCGATCTGCGTCGCGGTCCCCCCGAGAGCGGCCGCGCTGTAGAGGTTGATGGTGATCGCAGCGCTTGCAGACGCGTCTACGTTCGACACGATCAGCGAGTTGATCTTGAAGACTAGGTGAGACGACGCCGCGTTACTCAGCACAGAGGTGGCGGAGGTCGTGGTCAAGTCCGCAACCACAGTTTTCCCGATAATGCTCGTCACGTTGACAATGTTTGGCGCAGCCATCGGTTATCCCCTTATCTAAACACAAGCGCCATAGCGATGGCCCGACCCGTGTATCCTGCGCGCTCGGCAGGGAGTGTCGTAAAGACGTTCTTCGTCCCTGCCGAAAAGTTCACCAAGGACCCGCTGTTAGAGGACGACAGAACAGTGTCTCTGGACAGCGTAGAACCCGACAGCGTGTAGGTGCCAATGCCGACTTCCCATTCCCCTGAAGCTTCCAGCGTGATCGTGTAGTAGGTACTGTTGCCGTCTCCCACGCCAGCGGAAAAGCTCTGGAAGCCCGTGGTGACCCCAGCCAGAGAGAACGTACCGGTTCCGGTCGTCGCGGAGGTCTCAAGGACCCTATCGGATAGAACCAGACCCACGGAAACCCCCGCTATTAGGAGATGCGAATGATCGCGTCAGAAGCGGTGGCGGCCGGGAACTGAATGGTGAAGGTGCCCGCCGAAGAGCTCTTGTCGCTACCAAAATCCAGAACCACGACGGTCGGGTTGGTGTAGGTGTGAGCCGGGGTCGTGTTGTAGATCAACGCGCCTCTGGCGGTGATGGTCGCCGACGTGAACGAGATGTCGTCGAAGTCGGTGAAGGCCGTGGTCCCGGAGGTGGTCGGGCTGATGTTGGTCAACGTACCGCCACCCGCCGAGTAGCTCCCCGAGTTACCCACCTCGTTGGTGGCCGAGTACGTGGTGGTGGTCGCGTCAAGGGTGGCCGAGCTGGTATACAGCGCCAACTTAAAGGTGTCCCCGCCGCTCGAGCGGAAGTCGTGAACACCCTCGAGGATTTGGTCCTTGAACGAAGTGCACATTGCCTGAGTGATTGCCATCGCGGCCTCCTATAGCTTCTGAATGGCCGCAGCCAGTTGTGGGTGCCCAGCCTCTACGAGCGCATTATACACCGTAACGCGGTCATGCGCGACAGCGACTTTCATGTAGCTCGTAATGACGTTGAGCAGGGCGGCGCGGTACGCCAGAGCTTGATCCCTGATCTCTTGCGGAGCCGTGTCCGATACGCTGATGAGCTTGTTTACGCAACGCATTGCGACTTCCTCGGGGGTTTCCCCCCGGCCGCTTGTGGTCGTCACCGTGACAATCGGGGTCTCCGGCAGAGAGAGTTTCGCGCCAAACATTATTCCTTGGCCCTCACAACCATGCCCTTGCGGTATTCATCGGTGACCTGCTTCGCTTCGCCCAGCATCTTGAGGCCGAGCAGAGACTCTTGGAAGCGCTTGTCGTAGCTGGCAAGAAGGTCTGGCTCACCCTTGAGGAACAGGTAGGCCTCGATCATCGCGCCGTAGAACAGGGTCAGCTCGGCATTGATGCTCAGCCACGTGGTCCCACTGTCGGCCCCGGCCGTCAAGCTGGCGGGGCGGTAGAAGTAGTGAAGCTCCATCGTGTAGGCCGAGTTAGGTGCCGGGGCCAAGATGAAGTTCTGATTGTCGAACTGAGCGTAGTATCTGGGGGCCCCGGGGACGGCGGCATCAGGAGCGTACTCTTGGATGAAGCTGACGTCCTTGAACTCGGTGAACACCTTGTCGTTCCCCGCATCCGTGTAGGACAGCGAGAAGGGCGCGAGGAAGTCCGACGGGCAGGCAAGGTATTGATTCCCTGATGTCGCGTTGGCCGTCGCGTTCTTGCGGAACAGGCTCAGCTGGACGTTCTTGAGAATGCGCTCCTCCGACAGCCGGATGAAGAGCGGCAGGTTGTTGACGAAAGTGGTCTCTGAGGTCTCGAGATAGTCCTGCAGAGCCTGCTTCAGCTGGCCGTAAGTAAAGCTCATGTGGTCACCACCGTAACGAAGCCGACGGAAATGACCATCGGGTAGATGATCCCGACGGGCGGGAAGACTGTGTTGCCGACGGGGACATAGACATGCCCCGCCTCTGGGTCAGGGCGAGGGTTCCGCAACGCCTGAGGGTCCGGGTAGGCCTTTGGCGGGAAGAGCTGCGGATGCTTCGGATCATACTCGTCGGGGCCGACAAGAAGCCCCGTCCACTCCTTACGCATATCGCGCAGCCGGAAGCGGACGCCGGAGCGATCAGAAATACCCCAAGCCTTTTTCCCACTGGCATACGGCATCAGAACCTCAGGTAGGCCACATCAGGCTGCAGCTTCAATGGCACCCGGTCCTCGTCTTCCTCGGCCGCGCGCGTGAACTCTTCGTCGTAGATCGCCTTGAGCATGGCCATCCGGTCCGGGGCCCGCTTCATGGCAAGATAATAAGCCAAGCCCGCGACCATGCAAGGATAGAACCGCCACGGCATGTCCGTAGTGTTCTGCAAGGCTCCTGCGTCTTCGATGCGGCGGACGTAGTAGTAGATCAACTGGTCGGTCGAGTTCTCGGGAACCTGCCAGACAGTGATCTTCGGAGCGATCTGACGGTCGTAGTAGAACTGCGACGGCCGCCCCTGCGTGGTCTTGTTGGGCAGAAGGAAGAAGTCCCCGCGGCTGATGCGCTCGACTTCGTAGTCTGTGCCGTCCCGACGAAGAACCATCTCGAGGATGTCCGCATGGTCGGCGTTGACCGTGTAGGTCGCGACAGCCCGCGTCACGGTGATCGTGGCTTGGTTCACGGTCCACAGGTTCAGGCCACGGTTGGCCCACTCAGCGAACATCAGGTTCAGGGACCGCCGTGCCGTGCGCGCGTCGTAGCCTGTGCGGACTTCAAGCCCGCACCGCTCATACGCCTCTTCGATAAGCTCGCCGACGTCCAGATTGAACGTCCGGGTCCCTGAGGTTGCCATGGTTTACTTCTTGCCCTTTTTGACCACTGCGGGCTTCATGCCCATGGCCATAGCCTTGCGCGGGCTGATCATGTCAGCCGAGCACCCCTTGCCGCCCTTCTTGCCAGCTTTCATCATTTCTTCCCCTTCGCTGTTTTGGCGGACTGCCGAAACGCTTGTGCGGTCGGTGCGCCCTTGGTTCCCGGTTTCCGCATCTTCTCGTCAGAGCCTGCGGCGATGCGCTTCCGCTTGGCGTTGATGTTAGCATACAAGCCAGTCTTTGCCATCCTCTTCCCTCCGGGATTCTCGATCTGTTGGGACATGCTACCACGGTTCATGTCAGCAGTTCCACGCCCTAAGCGACAGCGCCTTTCGGGTGGGCTTGCCCTTCTCGTCTTTCATCGGCCCGGGCATTCCACCCATGCGGGCGCAGAATGACTTGCGCCGCCCCTTGTCCTTGTCCGTCTTCGGGTTGGGCGCAGGGGGTTTGAGATTCATCCCCTGCGCTTTTGCCGAAGCTCGGCCTTTGGCATTCAACCCGCCTTTTGGGTCCTTGCCCTCTTTGCGGGTCCAAGCTGGGCTCTTGGCCATCAGAGCGGACCCCCGTTCTTGACTAGGACCATGATAAACATCGCGGAGGCTTCGTTGTTGTTTGCACTAGCCTGCGCCGTGGCCTCAAGAGTGGTCTTTTCGGGGATTTGCAGGGGATACTCGAAGAGATAGTCCGCAACCCCGTTGTTGACCGTAGTAATCGCCGCAGTGCGGCGGATGCCGTCCACGCCGATACTCATCAAGCGCCCACTCACCTGTGCCGATCCACCCGGCTGGCCTGCGGAGAACAGGCCCTGTGAGACATAGGCTGTGTACCCAGCCGGAACCGTGTAGCTTCCGGTGATCCGCTGGTTGTAGTCAAACTTAATGATGTCGTAGACCGTGGCAGGGACGCCTGCGGTAACGGTGCCGTCTCCGAAGTAGATGTCCCCTGCGGCCGACAAGCCAGAGCCTGCGGTCGCAACATAAGCGTTATTGATGTGCAGGAAGAACTGGGTCGTCAGGACCGCAGTCTGCCCGTTCAGGGTCACGATCTCGCTGATCTCGTTGTGGTTGGCATCAAGGCCAGCCACAAACACAGTACGAGCTCCCGTACCGTTCGCAGTGTCGTTGGCGTTGCTTGACGAAACTTTCATCTGCAGTGCTACTGCGGGCAGGGGGATGACGCCCGTATGGGGCCAAACCGTAACCCGAGCGGTGTCCACGTCCGGGTTATAGCCGAAAACGACAACGCTGCGGTGGCCCGGGATTTGGCCCCGGGACACCTGCAGTTCAAAAGGCTCGTAAGTGCCTACCTGCGAGATTGAGCGAATATCTACCACAGGATGGGCCCTACCTTATGACCAGAAGAGAGTCGCAGCCGAGATGTTGGTGGCTGTTGAGACATGGATATCGGAGGAAAACAGAATGCCCTCTTCCGGGATGTAGACGTTATGCGTCGTGCTGGCCACGAGATCGACGTCCACTGTCGTCGCTCCGCCGTCGCCGTCCGTAAGGGTCAAGCGACCCGCGCCTGCGCCTGTGGTGGTTACAAGGATCATGCGGAGGCGAGAGCGCCCAACACTGAGCGCTCCCGTTGCAGTGACCCTCTTGGCCTTTACGTCAGAACCGGCCATGTGGGCCTCCTATTAGGTGTTCGACCCGTCGCTGTAGACGACGAAGTTGAAGATGCCCGTGGTGGTACCGCCAGTCGCTGCCGAGGCACCAACCTTGCCTGTCACCGTAACGGCGGCCGCGATACCAGTTCCCGTCACAAGAGCGCCGTTCGCGCCAGTGATGGTGCCTTTGGTGTCTGCGTCAGCTTCGTTGAAGAAGCCGTCGTCGTCGGCAGCGGTGCCGATGTCTACCGTCGGGTTGGTGCCACCAGTCGCGCCGCCGAGCGACACAAAAGATACCGGAACTGCGCCCGCCGGGAGAACAAAGATGTTGCCCACGGTAGCCGAGGTCCCAACGCGAGCTGCCGTAGCAGACGCCGAGGTGGGGTTGAACGAGATGACGACGGACTGCAGAACCCCGGCCGGGGTTACGCCGCTCTCTTTAGTTGCGCCGCCGTAGGAGCGCACAATGCCCTGAAAAGTCGTAGTAGCCATGATCTTACCTCTTGCACAAGGATTCGCCGCGCAGTCTGTGCATCGTCAGGTCGGGAATCCTGTCCGCGTGGCTGATGTTACCCTGCGGGAAGTGTACACGGGACGCCCTCAAAAGAAAAGGGCGAGGTTTCCCCCGCCCTCCCAGTCAACCGTCCTTGAGCAATTAGGCCCCGGTGGTGCCGAACACGCAGCGCGGGTCCGAGAAGCCGAACGAGTAACGCTCACGCGCCTTGTAGCGCATGTTGCCCGTGTCGAAGTCAGCTTCCATGCCAGTCGAGAGCGCGGTGCGCTCGAAGTGGATGAAGCCGCGCGGTGCGTCCGTCTTGATGAAGTACGCATCCGGGTCGGTCAGGAAGTCGTTGACGGCGTAGCCTTCCGGCAGCAGGCCCATCGAACGGATGGCGTTCACGTCGTTGTCGGCGGTGCCGACGCGGAGGTTCGAAACCATCAGGCGCTCAGCGACGAACTGCAACTGACGAGGAATCATCAGCTTCAGGCCGCGAAGAGCCACTTTCAGACCGCGTTCGTCCACGAACCCAGCGATGTTGATCAGAGCGTCCTCGAGCGAGGTTTCGTTCAGGTCGGCATCGGTGGTGGGCTTGTTGGCGAAGGTCGAGCCGTTCACCAGCGGGTGGTTGGTGGCGCAGAGAGCCACGCCGTCGCCGCCAGCCGAAGCACCCGCCGTGAAGGCGTTGTTCAGAATGGCAGCAGCTTTCACCTGCTTGGTGTGAGCCATCGAGCGGGCGAGGGCACGGGTGTAACGGCTGCCGAGGCGGTCGTACAGGTTGTCCTCGATGGCTTCCTCGGTGATCGAGAAGGCCAGCGCGATGGTCTCATGGTTGTACCGAGCGGTGTAGGCTTCCTGTGCATCGTCATACGAGATGCCCGAGCCTTCCGATTTGGTCGGTGCTGATCCGAACCCGGACAGCATGACTTCTTCCTCGAATGCACGATCCGAGGACTCGGTGGTGAAGATTTCAGCATGCTGGTTTTCATACCGAGCATACTCCATGCCGAAGAGAGCATTGAGACCGGGCTCAAGCTCTTTCGCAAGTTGTGCGCGCGAAATTGCCATGGGTCAGTCTCCTTATGCCACCGTACCTTCAGAATTAGCCTGAAGGAGTGCATGGTTGTTGAACATCACGATCATCTGGATGCCCGCTGCCGCGAAGTCTTGGCAGGTCGGATCATCGTAGATGCCGAGAATCTTGAGCGGAAGCGACTCGTTCGAAGCATCGAGCGTAGCCACATCCAAGCGAGCCGACGACTGACCCGTGGTGGTCGAGCCCGAAGTGCCCGAGTCAAACTGGGTGTTTTCGAAGATCGCTGCACGAGCCGTGGCCCGGTCAGTGAACGTCGCGTCGGTGCCAATGACAAAGCGCTGGGTGGGGTTGTCGTAGACATACCCAACGATGTCAAAGTTGGTGTTCGCGCCGGAACCGGGCCAGTAGTTCGACCAAGTTTTCTTTCCAGTCACGGACGAGACGTACTCGCAGCCAGCGAATGCGCCGATGTGCTTATAGGTGTCGCCGGAAGCCGAGCCAGTGATAGCGATATCGCCACCATTGACCGCAATAACCGGAGAACCGTTGTAGATCGCAGAAGCGCCCGAAGCGATAAAGTACGCGTTGGTACCTTGGCTGTTGGGAGCGCCACCTGCGAGGTTGATCGGGCGAAGCCCGAACGCACCAGACGAGTTAGGCATAGACGTTGCTCCTTATCAGTCGGACGATTTCCGTCCGCCAAAAGATACCCTGCTTTGCCGAGATTGGTTAATCGGCATCGAGGGATGTTGCTCTTTCATCAAGTCCTGATCAACAGCGTCCATTTGTTCGCGGGTCCGGCCCCCGTAGTACGCGGTTCTTTCTTGGGCTGTTTCGACAGGTACACGAGTCAGAATCAGGCCGCCGTTACCAATGACCCCGGCATGCTTGCCGTCTTCAATGGTAGGAGCTTGGTACCCCGGATGCTCATCCGCCCGGACAGGCTCGTAGCCCTGACGCAGTCGGTTGAACACGTTGCCCTTGTCTTCCTCTCCCCGGATGGCCGAACGCACCCAGCGGTGCTTGAAGCCTTCAGGGGCGGGAGGAGCGTCAAGAACACTTGGAGGAGCCCAAGGCTTGCGGCGAGTATCTGCCTCGCGGGTAGTGTTGGTGCGGGTATTGCGATCCATCTTCTCAGTCCTTCACATATTTGGCGTATTCTTCCAACGGAACATTCAGCCGCTTAGCGATGGCGACCTGAGACGGGGACAACCGCACTGTTCGGCGCTCCTGTGACGTGCTGCGGGATGCGGAGTTGCCAGCAGGGGCGACCTGACTTCCTCCACCCGGTTTGCGAGCCGCGAACTTGTGCGGAAATTCCGTCCGAAGTCTGCGGTCGATTTCAGTATAGTACTCATTTGAACTCGGGTCAAAGCCTTCGTCCTCAATGAGCGTCTGGTGGATGGCGATTGCCGCAGTCGTCATGATGCGGTCTTCGCCAAACCACTTATTCTTTTCGGCCCAGCCCTGAGCTTTGGGATCAGGCTTGACCTGAGGAGCTGCCTGCTGCTGCGGAGCCGGAGCTTCACGCTCGGCCTGCTGCGCCCGCGCGGGAGCTGCTTCGGCGCGCTGCTTCGCTGTAGCATAGCGCTGCTTTTCCAAGACGATCTTAGCAAGGTCCTCTTGGGCCGCCATCATTGCGTCGGCATCCCCAGACTCGTAGGCAACCCGGTACGCGCCCTTCACAAGGTGCTCCTGATGCTCGAGTCGAGAGCCGTACTCAGTCAGATAGCCAGAGTCTAGCGCCTGAACGCGGCTCTTGAGCTGGTTGTTCTCTTCCAGAAGCTTCTGGGCAATCCGGGTCGCTTCTTCGCGGTCCCGCTGCTCCTTGCGGTACTTCTCGGTGATCCGGCCGATCCGAGCTTGGACCTTGGTGCTGTAGGAAGAGAGCTCGTCATCGTCGTCCGAGGACGACTGGGTGGTCTGGCTACCCGCAGGGGCTTCGGTTTCAACGATGATCTCGTTGCCGACGTCCTCTTCGTTATTGTTCTCTACGCTCATGTTGTTCCTCACACGTGTTGTACGTCGTCGGGTTCAAGGATCGTAGCGATGACCTCATCGTCATTGATGATGCGGACCTCGCCTCCGTCGATCTTGAATCTCGAGCCAGCATAGCGGCCGATGCAGACCCACTGTCCTTCTTGGCACCACGGCTCTGCGTTATCCCCGAACTTGTTCGGGTCCTTGTAGGCCAGCGGCCCAAGGCGCATGACGTAGGCCACGACGGTTGCCAGCGCCTCACGGTCGCGGACCTGATCTGGGATGATCAGACCACCATCTGTCTTTGCCTTGCCCTGATAAGGCATGACAAGAATCCGCCAACCTGTCGGTTGGGGCAGGCGGTCTACCAAGGGCTTGTCGAGGAGTTCGGGGTCGAGGACACGCTCCTCGGGTTTGACGTAGGCGGCCTGAGCAGACACGGGCTCGCTGGCCGCCTTGGTCTTGTTGATGCGTTCCACAAGGTGGTCAGGAAGATAAAGCTTCGAGGGCATCTTCTGTTGTTCTCTCCAGCAGGGCTCGAAGTTCTTCTCTGGCAAAGGCGAGGCCCCGTATCTCGCCAACCATACTCTGGTACTGCTCCCAGTTCGCGGGAGAACCCGTAGCAACCATCTCGACGATGTCCTGCTCGCGCTCCCTTAAAACCTTATACAGCGCTTTCGACAAGCTAACAACATCCATGCAAGAACCTCCGCATAAGTTTCTTGTTCATCGCATGAAAGTGACGACCTGTCACCTCAGAAAACGCCCAGAAACCTCTGCGGACGAGCGGCATCACTGAAGCGGCTGTTAACCATTCCGCCTTGGGCGTAGCGTTTTTTGCCCGCCTTGGACAAGGCGATGGCGACCGCCTGCTTCTGCGGGCGGCCCTCCTTGACCAGCGTACTGATGTTCGAAGACACCGTCTTCTGCGACTTTCCAGACTTCAACGGCATCAGAAAGCCCTCTGTTTTGCCACGGACGATTGCCGTTGGACCTCGATGCGCTCGCGGTTCACCTCGTTGCGCTCGTCGGCGATCTGCTCCTGCAGCTCCAAGCGGGCGGCGTCGGTGGTTGCGCGCTGCTTCTGGTTGGCGGCGTCCAGCAAAAGCTGGGCCTTTTCCATCTCGGTCTTGCGGTCTTCGGCCTTGTTCTTCAGCTCGAGTTCCCGCATGCGGATCATCACCAGCGGGTCGGCCATCGGATCGGGTCCTTGCGGCGAAATCATCGGCAGCAACTCGTCCATGAGCTCTTTCTGGCGGATGGCGACAAGCTGCTCGACCTGCGCCGGGTCCTGCATCTGCTGCTGAGCCTGCATCACCATGCGCTGAACCATCTGCGGATTCGATTGTCCCGCCAAGGCTTGCGCCTGCGCCGTCTCCATGAGTTGCATGATCTGGCTCTGGACGTCGTTCCGAGCCTTGAGCGCGATGTGCTCGAGGATGTGCGCGTAGAACACGCCCATCGCGGCCGGAGATGTGGCAACCAGCGGGGTCTTCATAAAGGCCACGTGGAGCTGGATGTGGATGTCGTGCAACTGGTCCGGAAAAGCCTGTGCCAGTTCGCCCATCAAGATACGTGCGTTCTCGGTCACTGGATCAGTGGGCTGCGGCTCCGGAGGAGGAGGCAGGATTTCCTCGATGTTCTGGACCTCAAGGGCCTGATACATGCGACGGAAAGCGGCATGCAGATTGTGCATCTGCGGTGCCGACTGGGCCAGTTGAAGCTGGGTCTGGGCCAGCGTGACGCGCTGCGCCATAGAGAAGATGTTCGGATCGCTGACCGGGATCACGTCGATACGGTCGTCGAAGTCTGCAGCGAACACCGTCCGCTCCGCCCCGGCAACCTCGTAGGGGTATTCTTGCGGCAGGTTGTCTGCAAAAATGCGCGCAAGGATGCGGAACTCGGTCTTCTGTGCGTAATGGAGGCGCTTGTGGATCGCCGACATGACCTTCATGCCGCGCTCGAGAAGAGCAACCGTGGTTCCGACCGGGGCCTCTTGGTTCATGTTCCCGGTCTTTTCGTCCGCCAGCGAAATGAAGCGGCGGCCCGCGTCGATCAGGCTGCCAAGCAGTTGCGCCAGAGTTGCGCTCGGCTCCTTGTAGGGCAGCGGCATAATCGAGTTGCGGAGGTCCCCGCCGGGGGCGTCGATGTCTCGGAACTCGCCCGGCCGGATCGGCTCGTCGCTGTTACGGACCCGAATACCCTTGGCCTTAAAGCCGCCCGGCAGGTTTGCCAGAGTGCCCGCGTCAATCAACTGGCGCAGGATCGACGTCGAAGCACGGCCGAGACCGCCGATCATGTGGATCAGGCCAAAGCCGTAGAAGCCCAGACCCGGCATGAACTTGTAGTGGACGAAGTACTGGCGCTTCTTTGCGAGGTCCGTGCCCTCTTCAAAGTTACGGCGGATCGACAGGATTTTGGACGACGCCTTGTCGATGGTGACGATATACGGCAGCTCGATACCCGTGGGATTTCCCTCTGGGTCGAGGTCCTCAAAACCCTCAAGATCAAGATTCACGTGCATCTCGAGCAGCGTGTAGGTCTTGTCCATGTAAGTCTTGGACGTGCCCTGCAGCTCGTCGACCTTCTCCCGCACTTGATCGACGGGCTCGTCGCTGGCGATCAAGTCGATGTCCCGGTACATCCCGGCGACCTGCATCTTGCGAATTTCGTTCTTGTCCATCCGCAGGCGGTGCGTAGCTCGCGGTGTCGTGTAGAGGTCCGTAGCCATGTACGGAACGACAAGGTCCTGAGCCGGGATGAACTTGGCCACCGCGCGCTGCAGACCAACGTCCCAGTAAACCTTCTTGAAGCAGGAGCCTGAAAGGGGCAGATAGAACAGGAGCTGGTCCATGTCCGGGTCATATTCTTCCATGACCTCGGTGATCTCGTAGTTCATGAAGTCCCGGACCCGGGCGGCTTGAGCCTCGCGCTCTGGGTCTTGCATGCCCATGACGCCTGTCTTGACCGGGCCGCCTGCGGGCAGGAGCTCCTTATAGGCCTGCGCCTGAAACTGGGTGACGGACTCGGAGATGAGCGGGTGTGTCACGCCCGATGCGCCTTGGAAGGGCTCGGTGCGCTCGATGGTCTTGACGCCGAGAAGATCGAGGCCGTTGGTGTAGGCCTCTTCCCACTCTTCGCGGGACAGGAGGTCGTCCTCGTAGGCGGCCGTCAGGTCGGAGGCGATCTCTCCGAGGTAGGAATCCTCGAGGTATTCGGCGAGGTTGGCGTCGTGCGGGATTTGGACCTCGGACTCCATCGCCATGAGCGCCTGCGAGACGGCCTGCACCAACGCGCCGCCGTCCTCGGTTTCCGTGACCAACGCGCCGCCGGAGAAATCCTCGGCACCGGGCATCGAGAACTCGACCTGAGGAAGGTCCTCGTCCATGCCGCCCTGCATGAAGCCGCTATCGGTCAAGGAACCTGCCATACGAGGTGCGACAGCCATCAGTAGTACTCCCGTTTGCGTGGGATAGGATCATCCCCTACGTCTTCGCCTTCAAGTGCCACAAATCCGCCCTGACGGAAACGCATTAGAGCCAGCGTCATGCTATCACAAAAGTCGTCATGATCGCCATTGGGAAAAGAAGTGACTTCTTCGATCACGTCGTCCGCGAAACTCTTGGCCTCTGGGGCCCAGACCATGCCCGCCTCGAAGAGCGGCGCAACCATGTGCATCCGGCTCACCTTGTCCCGGCCGCCACCTCGGCCACCCGGCGAAAAGCCAAGGGCAGGGATGTTCTTCAGGCGCAACTCGTCGATGAGCGGCTGACCTGTGGCCTTGGCTTCAACGAGAACCATGTCAGGCTGCCAGTACTCGTGCTCGTCGAAGGCGACCTGTTTTAGCTCCGGAAAGCTCCATCGGCCCCGCTGAGCGTCGAGCAGGATGATGTGGTCGGGGCCATCTATCTCCGGCTTGAAGATTCCCCACGTCGTGATCGCCGAATAGTCGGCGCTCTCCTTCTTGGAGAAGGCCGTATCGTAGGCCTGAAGGACGTAGTCCAAACGCGGGATATCTTCCTTCTCCCACATGCGCCACCAGTCCTTTCGGATGATGCCTGCGTCGGAAGTCGTCGGCTGTTGTTGCCACTGGGCCGACCACTTGGCCGCCGGGAGCGAGGCCTTGATCGACAAAAGCGCGTTCTTTTCCCAGAACTCCGGCCAGAGCGGATCGCCCGACGGCATGATTGCCGGGAACTCCACGACCTCCCACTGGTCCGACATGATGTCCGAACCCTGAGCCTGAAGCAGGCGGCCCGTCAGGTCTTTCTTACCCCAGCGGGTCATAACGACGATGATCGCGCCGCCGGGCTGCAGACGCTGGCGGGGGCCAGAGGTGTACCATTCGTAGGCGTGGTCAAACGCCGTCTCGGACAAGGCGTCCTGTTCCGAATGCGGGTCGTCGATGATGAAGAGGTCGGCACCGCGGCCCGTCACAGCCGCGCCTACACCCGCAGCAAAGTATTCGCCGAGCTGGTCTGTCTGCCATCGGCCCGCGGACTTTGAGTCTTCCTTGAGGTTCGTCTTCGGGAAAATCTCTGCGTACTGGGGATTGTCGATCAGGTCTCGGACCTTGCGGCCGAAACGGACGGCGAGCTCTGTGTTGTGCGTGGCCTGAATGATCTTGAGCTTTGGGTTCCGGCCAAGGAACCACGCAGGCATCAGGTACGATGCGAACTCCGACTTCGAGTGACGAGGCGGCATGTTGATGATCAAGCGCTTGAGCTCCCCGCGCGCGACGCGCTCGAGCTTTTCGGCGATGATCCTGTGGTGTCGGCCCTCGATGAAGTTCTCGTAGACGTGGTGGGCAAACGCCATGAAGCTGTCCTGCGCTTTCTCGCGCAGGTCCAGCTTCCGTTTCGCTTCTGTCAGCAGAAGCAGCTCCTTGAGGGCTGCTTCTGGGAGGGTATCGAGGCTCATCGCTTCCTTGTCGGCTAGTTAACTATGGCTGTTTTTGGGTTGTCGGCAACGCGCCGATCCCAATAAAAGGCTCGTAACCTTGGGCTCTCCGCCCACCAACAGGCTGGTAGAACGGCGCAACGATTGGACGAACCATTCCTGTACCACTTGTGGTGGGAATACAAGTGGTACTTCCGTCAGTGAACGTATAAAGCCGATAGCCCGGAGGACAGCTCTTGGGACCCGTTGGTGGGGTCGTTGTCTTTCCGTCGTCGGGGCCTGTTGGAGCTGTCGGCCCGGTCGGCCCGGTCGGCCCGGTCGGCCCGGTCGGAAGAACTGTGTCCGGAGGGGCTGTTGGAGCTGTTGGAGCTGTTGGAGCTGTCAGCGCCGTCGAGATCGTGGGAGCCGTCGGGGCTGTTGGAGCTGTCGAAATCGTGGGAGCCGTCGGGGCTGTCGAAATCGTGGGAGCTGTCGGGGCTGTCGAAATCGTGGGAGCCGTCGGGGCAACGCTTGCAATTCCGGTGCTGCTTGGGACAGGGACCGAAGAAATACCGGCAACGCTCGAAATCCCGCTGTTGCTTGGCGGGGCTACAGAGATAATAGGCTCGGGAGTAACGGAGACAACCGACTCGGGAGCAACAGAAATCCCCGGCCGAGAAGGCGCAGTGGCCTCCGGCGTGGAAGTCATGGCGGCCGCAGGCCTAGAGACCATGGGGGTGACGGATTCGGGGACGACCGAAATGGTGGGCTCGGGGACGACCGAAATGGTGGGCTCGGGCCTAGATGTTGTAGCGATTTCCGGCTCGGGGGACACCGAGGTCTCCGGCCTAGACGCCACCGAGACGACCGACTCAGGGGCCGCAGGGGCGGAGGGAGAAATTGATGCGATACCACCACTGTCGGGGCGAGAAGCCGGGGCGGAGGGGGCGGAGGGAGAAATTGATGCGATACCACCACTGTCGGGGCGAGAGGCAGGTGTGGCAGCCGAGGCAGCCGAGGCAGCGTTTGCCAGAGCAGCCGTAGCACCGCCGCCCAAAAGACCGCCGATAATCCCCGCGTTAAGGCTCCCGCTGATGTCGTCGGTGGAAAGGTTTCTCCCGGCTGCCGTGGTCGCGCCAGCCTGTGAGATCGTGGGCTCCGCGATCCCCTCCGTGATACCCTCTTCAACCATCTGGCCCGCAACTCTGGACGGGATGCTCCCAAGGCCTGAGAAAATCCCCGAACCAGCGCCCACTGCGGCGGCCGCCGGAGCGGCGTTCAAGGCAGCTTGGTCGGCGACTGCTTGTGCCTGCTGCGGGGAGAGGCCTCTTGCGATGGCGTCCCGATAGGCGATATCCGCAGCATCTCCCGCCACTTCCCCCACCGTCATCCCGGCACCGCCGAGAGCAAATCCGGCAGGGCCCAGCACTGCGCCGGGGGCCAGAGCCATCACAGTTCCCGGGAGAGCGTCCAGAGCTTGAGTGAACGCGGACATCGGGTTGATGCTGACGTTCCCAAAGATGTCCGTTGAGACGATGTCGCCCGTGCGGGCGAGGTTAGCCTCCGGGAAGTTCGTAGCGTAGGACTCGAGGGCGGTGTCGCGGAGATTACTTCCATAGCCTTGGATGGACTCCGCAAGAGAGTTAAGGGCGTTGGGTGTGTAGGACTCAGGGAACGCGGCTACCGATTGCACCGCGCCGGGTCTCGTGCCCGTTACAGCGGCAGCGAGGCCGGGATCAACCTGCCCGGTATTGTAGCCAACGCCAACCGTGCCCGCCCCGGGGTTGAAGGCGTTCCCCACAACGTCCACCAAGTTTCCAAGGGTCTCAATACCCAAACCGGCCCCGGCCTCAAGCGCAGTAGAGACCAAGGACGGCCCGGCCGCCTGCCCAAGCTGATAGGCAGTGGCTCTGTTGAGGCCTTCGGGGGCACTTGCCAGAATCCCACTTGCCTCATTCTGGCGTTGCCTGTCTATCGTAGCCTGATCTACGGCCGCCTGCGCGGCGGTCGCCGCCTGCGCTCGCTCGGTGGCGAGCTGAGAGGCGAGTTCTGCCGTGGTCGGAGCGGCGTAGGTAACAGACTGAGCCGTGGAGGGCGTAACCGTCTGAGGACCGATAGGGGTGTCGACAACGGAGCCAATCGTCGGCCTCGTGTTTATACCGAACGTCGGAGACGTCGGGGCAGGGGTTGGCTGCAAGTTGGCAGCACTCGAAAGAGCGGAGACCGTTTGCGGCCCGGCAGGGGTGTCGACAACCACACCAGCCGTCGGCCTCGTGTTTATACCGAACGTCGGAGACGTCGTGGCAGGGGTGGACTGCAAGTTGGCGGCGCTGGAAAGAGCGGAGACAGTCTGCGGCCCAGCAGGGGTGTCGACAACCACATCGGTCGTCGGGCGCGTGTTTATGCCGAACGTCGGAGACGTCGCGGCAGGGGTGGACTGCAAGTTGGCGGCACTGGAAGTCGCGGATACCGTTTGCGGCCCGGCCGGGGTGTCGACAACCACACCAGCCGTCGGCCTCGTGTTCATACCGAACGTCATGCCTGTACCGGAAGACGCGGTAGACGCGGCCGGGGTGGCGGCAGCGGCGGCTTTTTCAGCGGCAGCAATCTTGTCACGGGCCGCCTGCTCAGCGGCCGCCTTGTCTGCGGCCGCTTTTTCAGCAGCCTTCGCGGCAGCGGCTTTTTCAGCGGCAGCAATCTTGTCACGGGCCGCCTGCTCAGCGGCCGCCTTGTCGGCCGCCGCCTTGTCGGCCGCGGCTTTTTCAGCGGCGGCTTTTTCAGCGGCAGCAATCTTGTCACGGGCGGCCTTCTCGGCTGCCGCCTTGTCAGCGGCGGCTTTTTCAGCGGCGGCAATCTTGTCACGGGCGGCCTTCTCGGCCGCTGCTTTTTCAGCGGCGGCTTTATCGGCCGCTGCTTTTTCAGCGGCGGCTTTTTCAGCGGCAGCAATTCTGTCGCGGGTGGCTTTCTCCGCTGCCGCCTTATCGGCTGCCGCCTTATCGGCTGCCGCCTTATCGGCTGCCGCCTTGTCAGCCGCTGCTTGGCGGTCGCGGTCGCGACTGCTGCTCGCAGTGTTGCTGCCGCCCTGACGGTCACGGTCGTTGCTCGCGGTGCTGCCGCCACCCCTGCTCGGGGCGTTGCCCGCTCCGGCGTTGCCCGCGCCCTGACGGTCGCGGTCTTTACCCGCAGCGGAGCCGCCAGCGTTTCCTGCTCCGACGTTTCCACCGCCCTGACGGTCGCGGTCTTTACCCGCGGAGCCGCCAGCAGAACCTCCCGAAGAGCCGCCCCTGCCGCCACGGTCGCCAGACGGAGGGAAGGACCGAATCCCGGCCGGGCCGGGGATGTCAGCGCCGCCCAAGGCCTTCAAAAGCCGCCGCTCGTCCTTGTTGATGTAGGCCAGCATGTGCGGCTGGCCCGCAATCACCGCCTTCTTTGGCGCGACGACGGTTTTTGACTTGGTCTTGCTCCGTGCGACATTCTCGGCGGCCGCACGAACCCGGTCGTAGCTGCCTTTTTTGGCTGTCGGCATGGCATTTCCCCTTCTTTTCGGCGATTTGGGGGAAAACCCCGCTCTTCCAGCCTAAATTACCCCAAACCGCGCAGTCGTTCCACTGCCGTGGGGGTCGAGCGCGCCTCTGGCAGAGAAAAAATACCGGTTTTCTCGCCTTGCGCCATGCTTCCCGGACCTTGGGTGTTCATCGCCGTGAACCGGGCCAGCGCGGAGGCCTGTTCTTCTTGGTTTTCGGGGTTAAAACGACTTAAAACGGAACGAAGAAGAGCATCAGTGTCCTCGTCCCGCGTCGTCCCCATCATCAACTCTTCGCTGGGCATGGACGAAGCAGGGATTCCCATGGACAAACCGCCCGGAACATCGGGCTGCATCGTGCCGCCAAGGATTTTCGAGACGTAGTTCTGGGTTTCTTGGAAGGGTGGGATGCCCCCAGCTTTGTCCACGGCCCCCGGTCCGGCGTTATATGCCGCCAGAGCGAGGCCGTAGTCGCCATACTTGTCCAGCATGGCGCGCATGTACTGGGCCCCGAATCGCAAAGACGACTCGGGGTCCCGTCGGTCAGAGATCGGTGCGATCCCGTATCCCGGATCACGGGCCGTGTCAGGCATGATCTGCGCGATGCCAACGGCCCCAGCAGGACTGACAGCGTCAGGATTCAACCCGCTCTCCTGCATCATCTGACGCACGAAGATTTCGGGGTTGAGCCCATATTCTCGGGCAATGGACGCTGCCAGCTCGCTGTAGTTCATGACTTACTTCTTGCCTTTGACCATGCCGCCGGACTTCATGCCACGGGGGCCGCCCTTGCCTCCGCCAGACGGGCCGCGACCATCACGGATCGGGGTCATGCTGACCTTGGGCTTGCCGCCACTATAGCCGGGAGCTGGGGAGGTGCCGCGGGGTCTGCTGCCGCCGTCGCCCTTGGGGGACATGTCGCTGCGGCGACCGTCGCCGGAGGAGCCGCCGACGCCACCGCCCTTTTTAGGAATAGGGATGAGCCTGTCGTTCGGACCGTACATCATGCCCGGAGGCGGGGTCATGCCGCCGCGACCGCGACCGCCGCCAACGACCGTGGGGGGAGTGACTTTAACGGGGGTCCTGCCGGGAGGCTTGGGTGGGATAGGTGAGGCCATGATGTCGAAACTCCTTGTCGACAGGGGTTAATAGGTTCCGGAGAACTTAAAGCCGGATACCTGCTGCTTGCCGGATTCCGGAAGAGCTACGCCCTTGGTCCCCGGATAGTCGAGCTCCGACATCTTGGCGTCGTAATCGGCCGAGGCGTTCGGAGTGGATTTCTTGGAAGCCATCTTGGGAGCGGGCTTCAGCTTACCGACGTTCTTCATCACATCATCCCCTTGTACTTGCCGCCGCGGCCAGCCATGACGCAGCCGTTTTTAGCGCGGACCATTCCGCCCTTGGCGTAGGTTTCCTCGACGGTGACCTTCTTGACGCGGCGCTTGGGAGACTTTTCCATCTCCTCGCCTTCGTCCTCATCGTCGTCCATCTCGCAGGACATGTCCTTGCCCATCTTGGCCATTACATCTCGCCCTTGTACTTGCCGCCGCGGCCAGCCATCACGCAGCCGCCGTCCTTGAACCGGGAGACCATCTTGGGGCCTCTTGCGCCAGCGCTGCGAGACGAGCTCGACGAGAACATGCGAACCGCGTCCTTCTTGCCGCCCGACGAGCTGCCACCTGCACCACGTGCAGCCTTGAGGTCCTGCTTGATGGCCTTGGACTCCGTGCCACGCATCGCGCGGTTGAGGTTGTAGTTTTCCATCAGGTCGGCCGGGCGCGGGGCCGGGCGCGGTGAGCGGCTCGGGGCCGCGGACTTTGCGGCGGGGGCAGACTTAGCTTTGCCCATGGCCGACGAGCGCGACTGGGGGCGGGGGGACTTGCCGATCATGGGTGGCTCCTAAGCGGGGTTGGTTTTGCGAAGACTAGCACGAGTGCCAGTTGCGATCAATAAAGGGCTGGGTCGAGGGGATCGTTGTCCAGATAGCTGCCCGTGACGATGCCGCCCCGGTTAAACTTCTTCACGTCGCCCTCGAGCGCCTCGGGTATGGGGTTGTTCGGGTCGGCCTTGACAAGCTTAACCTGCGCCGACGGGTTCAGGTAGATACGCACGTTGTGCGGGGTGCGCTTTGTACGCAGGCCGCCCGTGTGGTCCAGAGCGTCAAACCCATTCTCGCGAAAGACGCCATGGAGGGTGTCGAATATCTCTTGGACCTCGTAGCGCGGTAGGTCGTACTGAGGGGACAGCTCACGCACGTTGTCGAAAAACTCGCGCACGTTTCTGGGCTCTTCGGCCAGAGCCTCCTGAAGCAAATCCTCGTCCTCCCGCAGGCTGTCGATGAGGAACTGCGGGACAGGCTGTTCCATGTCAAACGCGTTGACCGGGGCAACCTCTTCGATCCGATAGACCGCGCCATCTTTCGCGCCTCGTGCGCGGCTGTAGCCTTCGGTGATCGCGACGGCGTCAGAGGTGTACAGCCCCTGCCCGTAGATGTTTTGGTCAGACGGGCTGACGTAGTCCGAGACGAGCTCGGTCACCGGAGCTGTTGCCCCATGGAACCGAACGCCGCGACCCCTTGTGTTTGGCAACTGGTCCTTGTCCGGGTCTGGGCCGAGCAGCTTCAAGGGGGCCTGCGAAGACACGCTGGATACGGCGGAGCTTGCCTCGGCGGGCCGCGAGGCTGTGCCCGTTCTCGGGACATCCCCGGCAGGGGAGTTCGGGTTCACAACAAACGAGGGGTTTTCGACCGAGAACCCCGGATCGTTGATGAGGGCCTTGTCCATGTCCATGGGGAGCAGGGAGTAGAAGTCGACGCCAGAGAGGTATTCGCTTTCCGGGTTGCTCGCCATCCGCTCCCGCACCACGGGGCGTGTCTCGGACATCAGGGCGGTCCGGAGGGAATCCTTGATCCGGCTGGTCGGGCTGCCCGGGCGGAGGTACGGGTTCAAGACCTCAAGGGCGCTAAGGCGCTTGACCATCGTCGCGTCGCCCTGCGCCAGTCGGGCCAGCATCTCCCCGGGGTTCCTGTTGTAGAGCTCTTGCGACGTCATCTTTGCCAACTCGTCGCGCAACCGGCCGTACTCCGCCTTTTCCGTCACGTCCGTCGTGGTGCTGATGAGATCGTCCAGCGTTGCGAGGGAATCCTGCTGAAGGCGGAATGCGCCGGGGACGCTCATGCCAAGCTCGTTCCAGCCAACTTCCCCCTCCATCAAGTCCGCGTGTCCCCGCTCGTGGTCGTAAACCGACGCTCTCATTTCGGGGCCAAGATTGGGGTCGAGTTCGATCTGGTAGTCGAGCGATCCTGCTCCGCTGAACCGCGACGGGCCGAACTGGCCAAGAACGCCCGGGGGCAGGTTGGGGTTGTCGAGCGTTCGGATGCGGTACTTGCCGCTCGGCCGCAACGCGGTGATGCCTTGGTCGTCCGTGGGGAGGACAAGTCTGTACCCGGCATCGAGGCCCGTGGTCGAACGGAGCGGGACAGGCATGATCCCGGTGGTGTTCAGGACCGTCTCGGGGGATACGCCTTCCCGCAGGAGCTTCTCCGCCTCCTGCGCTTTGTCCGTGTATCTTCCGAACTCCGGAGCTTGCCGACTGCCCGGGCGGGGCGTGGAGCCGCGAACGGCCTCTTCACGGGAAGGATAGAAGTACCGCGAGTTTACCGCGGCGTCGGGGTTAAACGTCGGGGTGTAGTTCTCGCGAAGGAACCTGTCCGCTTGCAGCTTTTGCAGGGGGTCCACGACCGCCACGTCAAGCCCTGTCTTCGCCAGCGCCGCGCCGGGGATGAGCTGAGATGCCGTCAAGGCGTCTCCGAACACCGATTCCCGGGCGCTTGTGACTTGGTCCTCGGACGCCTCGTCGTAGCCGACGCCGTACATGCGCTTGAGCCGCGCATCTAGGTCCTCGGTGGCAAGATTCGACACGCTGTCGTAGAGGCCAAAAAGCAACTCCTCGCCCGCGCCGATGGGGTCCGCAATGACCTCCTTCGCCCCCTCGTAAGCCGAGATGCCAGCATTCTTCAGAAAGCCGATCTCGTCCTCATTGAACGCCTGCCCAAGCTGCTCCCCGGCCGACAGGTAGTCGTTGTCCAGACCGATGATGTTGTCCATCAACAGCTCGCTGTACGTCAGCCCCTTCTGTGGAGGAGTTGCCGCGCGGGCGTTTTGGTAGGCGGTCATGCGATTGGGGGCCATGCCAAAGCTCCAAGGTCCGTGGTCCAAGGAACAATACCAAACTCCCGCCGTGCCGAATAGCCAAAAAGGCCTGCCCTGACAGAGGCAGACCTTTCCGGCTTCAACGCTTTGCGGAGGGAGACCTAACGGAAGCTACCCCGGGAGGACGAGGTGTCCTACTTATATCATACCCACAAACTGCTTGTATAGAGTCAAGGCGTCCTCCTCCTCGCGCAGGTCGTCCGCGTCCCGCTTGCGCTCTTTGACAAGCCGCTTGAGGGCGCGAATGTTGTAGCCCTTGGCCTTGGCCACCACGTAAAGATCGCTCTCGTCCTTCGACGCGTCAGCCTTGCTGGCCTGCGCCGACTCGATCTGCTCCAGAATGTGTGACAACTCTCTCGCGGCCGTGTCGTTGGCCACCTGATTGTGGGCAGCGAAGTCTGGGTCTTCCTTGAACTTGAGTGCCATATCGTCCTCCTCAGATGGCCACGCCCGTAACCTCGACGTCCTGCTCATCGACAGGCTCATAGGTCTGGGCAAAAATATTGGGCTTGCAGGGGTACAACTCCCCCTCGACGCCCCGAATGATCCAGTCGCCCGGCGACGCAATGTGGTCTCCCTCCAGCGTCGTAACAACCAACGTCCTCCCGTCCTTGAAGTTCGGGCAAAGCTTGTCGTCGATGATCGCGTCCCGCACCCACTTGGGCAGAGCTTCCGCCGTATTGAAGTGGATGCTGAATACCTCACCCTCAAGCAGGGCCAGACTCTCAAACTGCACAGCTTCAATAATCACAGGCTTCTTGCGGAAGAGGTGCATGGCAAAGGTCCTTGGTCCGAGGTTCGGGGCTCTTGGACCTTGGTAGATGGTTGGTTGTTCTTTGTCAACAAGTCCAAATGAAATTAGGTTGTATATTTTTTGTGGGGTACTTGGGGTCTTGGTTCGCGGACCTTGGGCAATGGATTTAGGGACGAATGAATCTGTGAAACCAACATAGTAGCCGCCGCGCCGGGACGCGGACCCCCAAAAGGGGGTCCCCCCCCTCTTCGATCCGCGCGGATTGCGCCGGGGATCGGGTCCAGTTACCCCGGCGCGCGGGCCCGGGACCTTGGCCCGGGGACCTTGCACAAGGGGGTTGACCCCCTTGCAGGTTGTTGATAACCTACAAGCACGGACATTGGGTCCGTCACAAAAAAGGTAATGGCAATGACAACGATAGCTAACCCCCTCAACAACCCGCGGTTCATGGCCGCAACAACCCGCGCGCACCTGCAAATGATAGCCTTGGGGATGCAACCCCGGCGCGGGGTCCGCAAGGGTGACGTGTTGGCAATGGCCGGGAAGTATACCGGGAAGGCCTATGGTCGCGGCGCATACAAGGAGGCGATTGCTGATCTAACCTCTTTCCTTGCAACCCTTGATATGGAGGCTTGAACCATGGCCGGAACAAAAAACCCCTTTGGCAAGTCGCGTCCGCAAACTGCGCCTTATGCAATATACCGCGCAGGCAACATGTTCTGGCATGTATGCAAGACATACAAGGCCCCGGAGAATGAGGCCAAGGATACATACGCGCGTTGGTTCGTATGGGCCAAGTCGCCTATGACATACGGAAGCTTTGAGGGCGGGGATACATACGCCAATGAGGTTCGGGGGTATGGGTCATTGGTTGCGGCTGATCCCGAATGGTTAGCGGCCTATGCTTTCCCGGGTTGGACCCTGCCAACCCCGGCGGAATACCTTGCCGACATGGAGGCCTGATCATGGTCTATATCTTCGCAACCCGCCGGGACGATTTGACCCGGCACTATTGGGACCGCAAGAAGAACGAATGGGTGACCGCGCTAACGCGCGGTTGCCTATACCCGACACGCGCAGGGGCCAACCGTATCTATAGCATCATGGCCAAGGATCATTCGATCCTTGGCCGGAGGTTTCATGAAATAGGCTGGAAATGGGCGGAGGCGGAACATGCTTGAATTAGCTATCCCATACCGCGAGTTTTGCGCGATACACCTTGCATGCGGCTATGATCAGGACCCGGCCACGGAACATCTATTCCGGCTTGTCGGCAATGAGGTGCAAGGCGCATCATGGGCGGACGTGAACAAGGCCCCGTCATTCGCGGCATACTGTGAAGCGGCGGACGAATACGACAACCGATAGCCAAGGCCCGCGCGCCAAGGCACAAAGGCCCGCGATTCGCGGGCCTTTTTCATTGTTTCACGTGAAACAAAAAGACGCGGCGGGGTCGCAGAGACGCAAGGCCGCGCAACAAAAAACCGCGCGGCGGGCCCGCAGAGCAACAAAAGAGACGCGGCGGGCCCGCAGAGCATCGGACCCCGGCCCCCGGTCCGTTGCACTATGTGACGAGCTCCACGGACCGGGGGCCTTTGCAAATAGAGTTTGCAGCTTTGCACTTGTTGATTATCAACAAGGGTGATAGGGTTTGAGCATACCGGGGCACGGACCCCGGGCAATGGCACAAAGGAGCGCGGCAAAATGAAAAAGGGATTAGCTAAGAGGGCGGGGGAAACAAATTTGCGGGGCGTGATCTATCGGGGCCCGTCCTTGATAGACGGCTCGCCTATCGTGGTCCTTGCGACCTATTCCAAGCGGAACAAAAAGACGGGCGAGATGCTGCAAACTTACATCTTGCGGGATGACATGGACCCGCTAACGGCCAGCAAAACCGGGGCGGATGAGGCGATTTGCGGCACCTGCCAGCACCGGGGCATCCCGACATCGGACCCGGTCGCAAAACAAGCCAAGGGGCGGACATGCTATGTCGTTCTTGGTCAGGGTGTTTTGTCTATCTGGAAAGCTTACTTGCGCGGCCTTTATGTGCAGCAAAGCGCGGCGGACATGGGGCGGGGCCGCATGGTGCGCGTGGGCACATACGGAGACCCCGGGGCCGTGCCGCCTGAGGTTTGGGACGAGCTTTTGAGCGAAGCCGCAGGGTGGACCGCATACACGCACCGGGCAGGATTCCGCCCCGAT